GCTGCGTGAAATGTCAAGAGCCATGTTGTTGCTTGCGTGAGCGTCGTTTACAGGTGCTGCATCATTTTCTTGTATGAATGCTGCAAGGATGCTGGTAATTCCACCGCTAAGAATAACGGTTTCATCATCAGCGCCACCAGTAAATGAAATCAAAGCCATCTTTGGTGCTGGTGCATATCCATTTGTTGCGTCAGTCTGTAGTGCATTGAATGAATCAATGTTACCGGGGTAAGTTCCACCACGAGCCAAGTAGTCTGTTGTGTCGTGCGACCCTGCTCGTAGTTCCCATGCTCCAACAAGTGTTGTTGTTGCTGTTCCGCCTAATACTAATTGTTCTGCCATTTTTCATCATCTCCATATTTTTTTGTGTTTTGTGTCCTCACTTCAAGTCACGAATGCTTGCTTGTGCTCCAAAGAAAGTAGTCCATACTTCACCCATTGTTCGGTAAAGTCCCTCTTGACCGAGGCGGTTGATTGCGAATGGGTCACCAGTTTCGATACCTGACTCAAAGTATTGAGTAGGGATTGCTGTGCTGAAATACATGTAATCAGTGTCCAAAAGATACATACGGCTTAGTCCGTCTGTCTTTACAACGTCCTTAGAAGGAATGATTGGGACACCGTTGTAAGTTGCAACAATGAAACCTGCTTCGATACCCGGAACACCCTTTACACCGTTGTAGGTTGGGGTGACACGCTTCTCTTCCATGAAACGCTGTTGCGCTTGGAGGAGTTGTTGTAGACGCATCAAAGTGTCATATCCAGTTAGGATGACCTTCGGGTTACCACCACGTTCCCAAACTTGTTGGAATGTGGTGTCAAGGTGGTCAAGTGAAAGAACACGCTTGTTTGATGCTTGAGTGTCAGCAGCGCAGTTTACCTCAGCACTTGACCAAGTGTTGGTTCGTCGGTCAATACTGTAGATGTCAAGGTCACCGTCATCAGCGTGGTTGTTGCTGGATGTGGTTTTCAAGGTCGTTGCTGAACCTGAACCATCAGCGGCTTCAGCAGCAGTGATACGGTCAAGAGACTCAAAGTTGTTACCTGCTGTTGTAGAACAGTCAGTCAAGAGCATCTTGTTTACCATTTCAGCGTGGTGCTTACCCATCTCTTCTTTGAGAACTGAGCGCATGTCACCAAGTCCGTCATCCTTGTCAGCAAGGAAGACAGCGACTTCGCTTACATCGAATGAGTGAGCGATGGTCTTTGGCTTTGCAGCAACGTGCTGGAAGACTGGCTTAACAGTCTCAGGTAGTGTGCCGTTCTCAGCAATACCGCCGTGAACTGTGCCTGAGTTTGGCTTGTCAGTGATGACTCGCCATCCACTGCGCTCCCATGGCTTCTTTGGCATAATTGAGAATGCGTTAAATTCTTGGTTGAGTTGCGACCAAACCTTGCGACCATAAATTGCTTGGTATGTTCCAGCGGTGGTGCTTAGCATTGGTGCGTCGGCTTTGAGAAGTTCACTACCAGTGTAGGTATAACCCATTGAGTTACCTGCTCCGTAGTAGTATCGTTCCATATCTGTTACTGTTCTTACATAGTTTCTTGCCATATTATTCATCTCCTATTTTTTGTTGTTGTGTGAGTCCTCACTCGCTGCGGTATAGCCCTCCAGCCAGTTGGTGAACTTCGTCCCAACTCATGTTTGCCAAGTCTTGTGTGCTTGGCACTTCAACGGCTGAGGTGGCTGACTTAGCGATTGTTTCGCCAGCGCCACTGGAAAGAGTGTCGATTCGCTCGTTGAGTGCTCCGAGAGCCTTCATGACCTCATCAAGAGGAGCACGAGCGTCAAAGTTTTGTGCTTGTGCTTTTGAAAGTTCTTCAGCCGACTCTTGTGCGAAGCGACCTTCAAAGTTTGCTTCAAGGGACTTGCGGAACTCTTCTTCTTGCTTTGCAGCCTTGAAGACTCCGTATGCCTCTTCGATTCGGTGAGCGTCGATGTCACGACCAGTAATAAAGTCAGACTTTTCGATGCTTCCACCACCGCTTAGTCCAGCACGCTGGATAGCGTTGGTAGATGGGTTGCCTCCTTCTTGAGCACGACCCTTGACTTGTCCAGCGAAGTAATCAGCACCATCGCCAATTGCTTCAGGGGTAGAGCCGAGGTTTGCTTTTGCTACTGTATCGAAGTGAGCACGAGCAGCACCAGTGTCTACTCCAGCGGATTTGAGAGTGTTTTCCATCCAGTCGAGATATTCAGAAGTAATAACGTCAGAGAACTCAGACTTCATCTTGTCGTCTTTCTTCTCATCCTTCTTGTCTTTGTCTTCTTTGTCTTCCATGTAGTTACCCTTCTTTTCCATGTCCTTGTCGTCGTCAGATTCTTCTTTCTTTTTCTTCTGAGCGTCTTTCAAGGCTTGAGGTAGTTCTCCTTTCTCCATAGAGTCAAGTCGTCCCTCAAGTCGGGTCAATACATCGTTCATTTGTTCCATTACATCGTCGGTCATTTTGTTCACCTTGTTTTTGTCTTCCTTTAGTATGTTGAACGC